CAGCATAAGTTCAGGATGGTCAACCGCCTTCACCGGCTCCCAACCCTCGCGCATCTTTTTGGACACGTTGGTGGGGTCGGCCTGTCCCAGTACGTGCGTCGCAATCCAGCGATACACATACCCCGGCTCAGGTGTCGGATCGGGCAGCGAACTCGACGGTGTGTACACCATACGAGCAGATTTTTCGCGTGACTGCATGTCACGGGGGATACGGTTTTGAGTTTCAGCCATTTTGGTTCTCCAGTTTTGCCACTTGAGCAGCGTATTGCTGCGGGGTCAGGCCCAGCTTTTTCGCCAACGCAACTTGCGTTTGAGTCAGTCGAATTTTTCCGACACCCGTAGTACGAGTGGCGGGAGCCACGACCGTTGTGGGTTTCTTTTGAACCTCAACCGTCTTCGGCTTGTCTTCGTTACCGCCGAAAATTTCGGGGAACTTGGACTTCATGCGACCGTCAATCTGGTCGAAATACTCATCGGAGCGAGGGTCAACACCCCCGTTGACTAGCTTCTGGTGCAGCCCTAGTGCGTAGCTGGTGTATTCCTCAAACCCCGGTTGCCCGAACCACTGGTTTTTTGCCTGCCAGCGCAGGGATTTCTCGTCGGGTTGAACCTGAGTTTGCGGTTGTTGCTGAGTTTGTACAGGAATTTCTTGGGTCTGTAAAGCCTGCGGACGGAATCTTTTGGCTTCTTCGACACGATACTTGGCCTCAGCCAGTAACTCCTGAGCCGCAATTATGGCGTCGGTGTCAAAAGACTCCTGCGCCTCCTTGAGCTTGCGGCGAGCCATTTCCAGTTCGGACTCTGCTTCCTTGCGGGCAGAATTAACCAGAACCTCTTGACCCTCGTTATAACTCTTCTTCAGACGGTTGTTCTCGTCGATCAACTGCTGTGCAAGACGCTCAAGCTCGGCTTTTTCCCGGGCTACAGCCTCTTTCTGACGGCGTTCGTCGTGACGTGCATGGGTCAATTCCTTGATCCGAGACTGCACGTTGGCCGAGTAAGACTCAATCTCGTCGTCGGTCGGGTCAGAAACCTCCCGCTCCAGAGGCTTACGGCCACGATCACGCTCAGGCGTGTCGTCTACGACTTCAATCTCGACATCAGTTTCATCCGAAGCCTCGATTTTGACTTCGTTCTCCTGCTCGTCAGGGAACTTGTACGCTTCCTTATCGATTGCCATCTTTCACTCCTTCAAGCGCGGGTGAGTCCGCGAGGGTCTTGCACAACAGCATCAACTTGATCATCGTTGATGAGACGGAACTCCTTGCCGAAAATCTTGAATCTGGTGCCGGAGTAAGTCCGCACCAATACAAAATCTCCGGGTTTACACCAAGCGCCTGTGGGGAAACGCTCGGGGTCTTTGTAGGCCGAGGGGCCTTGTTTGAGCACGAACAGCACCGTGGTGGCGTGTTCTTCCTGCTTCATGTACGTGTCGGCCTTGATCAGGCTGGAGTTCTCAAACGTGTCTGAAACGTCCGGCACGATGCACAGCAGTTTGTGGCCTGCAGGCTCGGGAAGGGCTGTGGCCTTCTCTTCGGGAGCGAGGTTCTCGTCCTGCTCGTCCTGGGGCTGAATGGTCTTGGGCAGGGAAATGCCCGGTGGGAGGATGATTCCCGCTTCACTCGTCTGCATCTTCGGCTTTCTTTGCAAGGTCAAGGATGTAACGCTCTGCCATCGCCAGACCTTGGATGACGCCGCAGAGCTTCTGGTATTCCTCAAAAGTGCGACACGACCCCCCCGCCAAGTCATCGGCGTAGTTGTTCATGTCGGTGCGTATTTGTTCGCGCAATACGCGTGCGAAGTCTTGGATCACTTAGTGTTCCTAGTGGGTTGACGTGCTTGCTCAGCACGGGATTTGGCAATCTCGACGCCCAACTTGACGCCTTCACGTTCGTTTTCGGCCTGCATCTTGGCCTTGTCTTTCTCGATGTTGGCCATCGTCTGCATTGCCCGAAGCTGAAGATCGCCCTTGACCTTTTCTTCATCAAGCGCCTGCTTGTCGGCCTTAGCCGTCGCATCCACCGCCAACTGCTTTTCTTTGAGTGCAAGTTCTTGTGCGCGCAGTTGCAACTCTTGCTGCTGCATTTGGACCACCGGGTCTTGCATCTGCTGCTGGGCCTGCATCATCGCGGCCTGCTGCTGGCTCTGCGCCACCACCTGCTGTGCAGCCTGCGCCATCATGGTGGACAGCGCGATCTCCACCTGCGGCGGGAGCTTCTCGTCCTCGGGAGGCAGCGGCATGCCCAACTGCGCTTCGATCTGCTTGCGCATCTTGAAGCCAATGTGCTCAGCGATGTGCGCCTGCAGCGACGCAGCCAACTGCTGCGCCTGCGGGTTCTGACCCAACTGCGCGGCGATCAGCGGGTCTTGCATCATCATGTTGTGCACGGCGATGTGAGCGTCGTGGTCTTGGTGCAAGAACGCCTTGACGGGCTTGAGCTTGAGGATGTTCTGGTTCTCGGTGACCGGATCGGTGGGCTTCTGGTCCTCCTCCAGCGGCACGATCTTCTCGGCGTTCTTGATGCCCAGAACGGACAGCATCCCCCGGTGAAGCTCAGGCAGGTTGTAAATCTGTGGAGCCATCTGCGCCATCTGGATGGCGGCTTGGAACTGAACGACGCGCTGCGACATCGTGGCAGCGTTGGGGTCGCTCACGGGGATGACATCGACCAAGTCGTAGTCAGCCTGCTTGGCACGCTTCGTCCCGTACTCGGGATCGTAGGTGTAGTCCGGGTCCGTGTAGTCGCGGATCAGGTTCTTCAGGAGCTTGAACTCCTGCTTGAGCGAGAAGTGCGTACGGGCTTGGACGGCGGTGAGGACTTTGAGTTGGCGCTCCAGCAGGGCCAGCGTGGTGCCCACCGGCGCCTGCGCCGACATGTCGGCCACCTTCATGTCTGCGGTGGCAGCGAAGCGACGGCCTTCCTCTACGATGTTCCCGAGCAACTGGTACAGAACGCCGGACGGCTCCTTGTACGGCAGGGGCAGGATGCTGTCGCGGATGTTGCCACTAGCGACGTCCACGTCGCGGAACTCGCCCGGAGCGATGGGGGTGTCATCACCCTTGATGCGGAGCCCTCGGCTCTTCAAACCTCCGGGGAGGTTGCTCAGCGTACCCGCATCCACCAGTTGTCTCATCAGAGACGTTGCAGATTTGGCGAACCCGCCAATCAGGTGGAACAGACCAAAGCCGTACGCCCCGAAGCCGGGGATGTACTGGTAGTGCACGAAGTGCTGGCGCTTGAGTTTGAGTGGGTCGTCCTCACTCCAATTTCTCCTTATTGCTAACACATCATTCGTGCCCTTGATCATGGTCACGACGTACGGCAGCGCGATCTCGGAGTCTTCTCCTTCGCCGTACTTGTCCTGCTTGATGTTCAGGTCTACGTGAATCTCGAAGAGCGTGAAGCGGTCGTCGTTGAGATCGCGGAAGCCCGTCTCTTTGTCCTTGGCCTGCTGGATGTCGGTCTTGTTCTTGTCGGGCTCGCCCAGTTCTATATCTCTATAAAAGCCAGCAGCCTGCAGCTTGATGATGTCGTTCTTGGTTTTCCGCATGACGTGCGTCAGGCGGTAGCAGGTGTCCATGTCGGTGGCGCCGTACGGCAGGATGATGTCCTCCGCAGGCACGAACATGCTGACTTGTCGGCCCAGGTTCGGGTCGTAATACACCTTCTTGAACGCCGAGCCCGTAGCGGGCAGCGACCAGAGCATGCGCTCGTGCTCAGGGCGGAACTCCTTCATGACTTCCGTCAACTCGAAGTTCATGTCGTCCTCGACGCGGATCGCCGCCTCCTTCACGTCGGGCGTGTCCTTGCCAATGATCTTTGTTTTGACGGGGCCTTGGGCCGGGAACGTCTCGGTGATCATCTCGGACTGGAACTTGACCACGGCCTCCGTGATCATCGGGTGGAACACACCGCATGCGCCGTTCCACGGCTCCGTCCTCTCTTCGATCTGCAAGCCCAACAGCTTCAGGCCATCGACGTACGCCTTCTCCCACTCCTTGCGGGAGCCAACGTCTTGGGTGATGTCTGCGGACAGGTCAGAGCCCAGCCCTTCGATGAAGGACGAGTCAAGCTCCTCGGCCAAGTTGGCATCGAAGCCACCGCCCTCGGGCTCCTCCGGGGTGAGGCTGATCTCTAGCCCGTCGATGCCAATGGTGACCTCTTCTGGGTTGACGATCTCGATCTCCAACTCAGGCTCAGCCTGCGCCATCTCTTCCAGACCCACGGGCGCGCCGTACAGCGCCTTGTCGATGTTCGTTGCCATGTCTGGCCTTTCCTAATCAGTAGTACGCCGCCTTGCGTGGCGCGAAGTAGCGTTGTTCGTCTTGCTCGTCGGATTCGAGGCTGATGAAGCCCCCTTGACGGAAGCGCAGGAGCGCCTGTGTCGTAGTGTCCACGAAGTCGTCGTTCTCGCCTACAGGGAACGCCGCCATCTCCTCGATCACCTCCCGGGCCCAGCGCGTGTCGGGCGCCCAGACTTTCCCAGAGAAGAACAAGTCTGCCACCGCGTTCATCCGCACCACCTTGTCGTTGCCGCGCGACGGTGTGTACTCGGCCACGGGGATGCCCATATTTCTCAACTCATATATCAAAGGCGCGCCCGCTGCTTTCTTTTCCACGATGAACGCGTCTGGCTCCCACTCCTTGTAGTGCTTGAGCGCCACCTGCTTGAGTTCGGGAAACGCCATCCGGTCTTTGAACGCGTCCAGCAGGATCACCTGTGGAGCGTCGCCCTCTTCCTCGTTATAGAACACGCCCCACGTGGTGCAGGCGCTGAAGTCAGAGGTGGTTTTTGTCTCGAACGCCGTGTCCCAGGACTGGATCACGTACTCGCACCGGGGCGGGTCATCTTTTGGCCACATCCGCCAGTGATGCCGCCCCACGATGGCAGACGAGTCTGCCGTAGGCTGCTGCATGTACTGCGCGTTCCAGAACCGGGGGTCGAGGTTGGCCTTTTTGGACTTGAGTTGGTCCAGTGGCCACTGATCTGGCCACAGAGATTTCTCTGTGTCGGTGCCTTCGTTCAGGATGGCCGGGAGTTCAACGATCTCCCACTGGTCGGCGTCGGGGTTCTTGGTCTGGTAGTCAATCAGACGGCCAGTGAGGTCGAGCAACGACCACCGCGTCATGATGACGATGATGGCGCCCCCCGGCATCAAGCGTTGCAGCGGGCCTGTTTGGAACCAGTTCCACGCCGTGTCGAACGCGAGGCGGCTATTGATCTTTACGTCTTGCTCAGAATGAGGATCGTCAATAACGAACAGATCAGCACCGCGACCAGCCAGAGCACCACCGACACCAGCAGCGTAATACTGGCCTCCCTTGGAGGTTGACCACTTACCGGCGGCTTTTTGGTCTTCGGCAACACAGGTTTCGGGGTACAACTCAGCGTATTCGTCGCTGGCGATCAGGTTTCTGATGCGCCGACCAAAGTCTTCGGACAGGCCCGCCGTGTGCGTGCCCATGATGATCTTCTTCTCTGGGAAGCGCCCCAGGAAGTATGCGGGAAAGAGGTAAGAACTGAACTCGGACTTACCCATACGCGGGGCGATGTTGATGATCACCCGCTTTTTCTTGCCCGCCAACACATCTTCAAATATCTTGGCTAACTTCCGGTGGTGCGGCCCCACCTTGAACCCCGGGTAGACGTGCTTGGCGAACTCAATCAGGCTGGTTTTGGCCAGTTGGCGCGACATCCTGCGCTCGCGCTCTTCGAGCGCCTCAAAAAGCTCGACTTTCTCCTGCAAAGACAGCGTCGGCAACGCCGCCTGGAGCGCCGCAAGCTCGCGCGGGGTCAGGCTAGTTAGATTCTGCAGGTTCATCCGGGGTTTCCGGGGCTTGAGTGGGCGCTTCTTGGGCTTCTTCCTCTGCGGTCGTCACGTCTATGACGTCCGTGACCTGCATGAAGCGGTTGATCTTGTCCTTGATCTTGGCTTCGATCTCGGCATCGGACAGGGTGTTGTTTTTAACTTCGACCCGCTCCGTGAACAGCGCCACTTCCGTCACCCGCCCGAGCATGTCGAGCGCCTTCAGCCGGATTTTTGCGTCGGGGTGCTTGGTTTCCTCAAGGATTTGGCTCACGGCATAGCCGCGAAGCTCCTTGGCCTGCTCCACAAACTCCCAGTCGTAGGCGGTCAGCATCCCCGTCAGGTGCCGAACGGCAGCGGGCGTTTTTAACTGGACCAGGGCTTTGCGCTGTTCTTCGGGTGTTTGGGTGGTCAGCGCGGAAAACGCTTGCTGCGCCGTTGAGGCGGCTGCTGATTTCAGGGCGTCGTCCGTGGAGGGGGCGCCCATTTTCTCCAACCAATCAGCAGTATTTAGCTGAGCGGCGACGATGTCGTCTGGCGTGGCCTGAGTTAAAGGAACCACGCTCTGCGGCGTAGCCGGTGGAGGGGTGAAATCCAGCAAGTGTTCAAGCATTTCCAAGCGGGGCTTGTGACCGAATAGCGCGGAGTGTATATTCGCAACCGGCATGTACGCAAGTTGGTTCATGCTTTCTCCTCCATCAGTTGTGAAGGCTGATCTTGCCCCGGCTGCAAAGCGCGGGGCTTTTTTTCGTGGGTGTGTGTCAAAGGTTGGACTTAGTTTTGTTGAGTTTTTATAATATACCGGGGGGTGTTTATTTTGTTTTTATATGGGGGTGGGGGGTTATTTTTGAGTATTTGGGGTGAGTTTGGGAAAAATAGTGGGAGCGGGTGGAGATTAGTGTTCATGTGGCATGGCCCCGTCGCTGCCAATATCGGGGGGAGGGGGGTGGGTGGGGGTCGAAATACCCCCCGGAAAGGGTCACAGTGACCCGAATCTGGGCATGAAACTGGGTTTAGAAAGGGGGTTTCGTATACTGGATTTACTCAGTGGGGATTGGCCCTGCCGAGTTTCACTTAATCACCGGAGATAACCATGAGCAAGCAAGCAGCATTCAATACCCTTAACAAGTTCGCCACCGCCCGTGTGCAGTTGATTCAGGGCATGATCGACGCGGGATATCCCACCGCCGAGGACGCACGCAATGTCGTGATCGAGTGGGCCTGCGCCAAGACCGGCGCCGAGTTCCGCTGGAACAAGGACGAAACCAAGGCCATGCTCGTCTCGTCACACCCCAAGTACGAGGCCGCCAAGACCACGGTGCGCGATGTGATGCTCAACCTGCAGGGCACAACGCGGCGCCAAGCGTCGAGCGCCAAGGCCGAACCCACCAAGACCCGCGTGTCTGCCGAGGAGCGCGCAGCGTTCGAGGCGTTCCTGGCCGCGTGCGGCGACGCAGGCCGTGCCCTGACCGTGTTCAAGGCCCTGACGAAGTGATTTCGGGTCACCGTGACCCGTTTTTGTGGCGAGAACCCTCTGCGTGAGGGGGCTACGCCTATTCCAGCCCATCCCGGGCATCCTTTGACTCTAGGAGAACCAACCATGTCCCGACTCATCAACGCCTACCGCAAGTGCCCCACCCCCACCAACCGCGCCAAGCTGCAGGCGTACCTCAACAAGCACATGATGGCCGTGTGCCTTGCCACCCCCGAGGAGTTGGCCTTCCTCAAGACCCACGACTTCACCATCTAACCCAGGACTGAACCATGCCCCACATCAACCGCCACCAACAGCGTGCCCTGCCCCTGCGCGGGCACCCAAACCCCAAAGCCCAGGAAGACCTGCGCCGCATACGCGAGCGCCTGATCCGCGAGATCGAGGAGCGCGAAGGCAAGGCCGAGATCAAGTACTGGGAGCGCAGGACTTGGCTTTGGAAGTGAGAAAACGGGTCACCGTGACCCGTTTCCATCTACTTTGTCGCCCGTCCCAGGCTCGGACGACACTTCGTTTGACAAAAATCCACTTGTCCAGCGTTTACCCCGTCGTGGACAGGTGGTGGGTAGCGTAAGTCGTTGATTTCGTTCGGTGTCCTCTCTCTACTACATATATATCTATATCTTTATATGTATGTAGTAGTAATGTATTCGTGTGTGTAAAAGAGAGTCTCTCTTCCACTTCCTTTTCACTAACTGTGCACTGGCCACGCCGAACCTGATACATTTTTAGCTAGTCAAGTGACTTGCTGAGCAAGATCATGCACTTATGCTACCCACCACCTGTCCACAACCCTGTCAACCCTGGACGCACCCGGCCATTTCTGGCCACTTTTGACCCAAAGGAGCCCTTATGACTCGCCCAACTGCGTCTCGCGTGTGCCCTGAGTGCGCCACCGAGCGACCCCTTCAAGCCTTCCGCCGATGGCGTGGCGCGCACCGTGTGCTGCACGAGGTGTGCAATTTCTGTAGTCCCGAGCGCAAGCTCAGCGAGATGAGCGAGCAGGATCGTGCCGCCGCGATAGCAGCGCGCAAGCCTGAGATGTACGCCATCGAGCGGGCCAAGCGTGCGGTGGAGTACAGGAAACGGATCATGGCGGGCGACGCCATGCGACGCACCACCCACCTGCGCAAGATGGAGCGGATCAAGAACTGGAACGCGGCCATCGGCAGCGCCATGCGCGAGGAACTGGAGAGCGCGAATCGCAAGCGGGACTCGTACCTGAACATGGCTGCGGAGTACCGCGACCCCAACCCGAAGGTGCGCCCATCGTCGGCCAAGTCAGCGGCGAGCGTGCGGTTCGGCGCCTGGGCTGCAGATACTTGGATACCTTTCTACACGCGGTACGCCGAGATACTGGAGCGGGTGAAGGACGAGATTAAACATCGCGCTCATACCCTGGGCGCACCGATTAAACCCACGGAGGAGGAGACGAAACTCGAAACCTACATAACCCCCACGGAAATACTCGAACTCAGAGAACTGTATTCCAAGGGCACAGTTATTCCCGGCGTACGCAGTCGAATCCCTTGGGTAATCGAGGGCCGGTATGCCAAAACCAGACAGCGCAAAAAGAAAACGGGTCACGGTGACCCGAAAACCAACGAAGGAGAAAGCCATGACTAAACCAGAAACCAACTACACCTTTTGGATCGAGACGAACACCGGCGAGGAGATTTACTGGGACAGGCTGAGCAAGCGCCAAGCCGAGGTGATGTTCGCCACCACCCAGAAAAGCTGCCCGTTCAACCTCAAGCGGTGGGGGTGGGGCGCAAGCGAGGAGTTGAAGTGGGCCGACCTGCCGCTGACGGGAGAGACAGCATGAAGGTACGAGACTGGGAGTGCGGGTGTGGCCACGCGTGGACTGCCCCGGTAGTGCTCGCCAAGCACACGCCCAACCTGTCGGGTGAAGCCACGCAGTGGTGTCCCCGGTGTGGCCAACGCCCAGTGATGGGCTCACCTGTGAGAGAAGTTCAACCAACCGAAGGAGAAAGCAAATGAAGATCAGTGTGACGAGCAAGCTCGACGGCATCAAGTCGTGGTCGCTTGAGGCGTTGGATACCTGCCCGGGTTCGATTGGTTCTGATGGCGCGCTAGTACCTGCCTGCAGCGGGTGCTACGCCACAACGGGGCGCTACATCATGCCCACCACCAAGGCCCCGCGCATTCACAACAAGGAGGACTGGCGCCGTCCCGCGTGGACCACGGACATGGTGGCTGCGCTGCAAGGTGAGCGGTTCTTCCGATGGTTCGACAGTGGTGATGTGTATGCGCTGCCTCTGGCCAAGAAGATTCTCGCTGTCATGCAGCAGACGCCCGACACCAAGCACTGGCTGCCCACACGGATGGCGAAGTTCCCGAAGTTCGAGGCGGTGTTGAGTGAGATGCGGGCGCTGCCCAATGTAGCGGTGCGCTTCTCTTCCGACTCGGTGTCCGGGGACTTCACCCCTGGCGTGCACGGCAGCACGATATTCAGTTCCCAGCGCCTGCCGCGCTCGGTGTTTATTTGTGGTGCGTACAACCGCGAAGGCAAGTGCGACGGATGCCGCGCGTGTTGGGACAAGTCCATCAATGTCATCGCCTACCCCGCACACGGCAGGAAGATGACCAAGGTCATTCAGATTTCCGGGTCACGGTGACCCGTTTTTGAGAAGGAGAAAGCCATGAAAGTAATCAAGTCAACCACGCTCAAGCACGAGCAACCCACCTTTCACTTCCTGATCACATCGATCTGGGAGTGGCGCTCAGGCACAGACCTCAACGAGTTGATGACCTGGGCCAACAAGCGCAAGAACACCTACTGGGTGTGGTATGTGCCGGTGTCCGATGACGCGAGCTACAACATCGAGTGGTACCAACCCCAAGTCCCTGGCAGTTTCGTCCTGGCCAATGTCGAGTTCGACGAGCGTGGACGCGTTATCAAGCACAAGGAAGGAGCAACAGCATGAAAGACAACATCACCGCACTACCCGTGCGCCCCACAACAGACGACGAATACCTCAGCGCCTCGCTGCTCATGGAGCGCATCGGTGGGGGCTTCGCCGGACGCATCGGTGGCGCATACATCTGCGCCGACAGCCACAACAAGGAGCGACTCAAGGCCGCGTTCCCCGACCTGTTCACACGCTACTACGCGATGCACCTCAGCCAGAAGAACTGGATAGGCGCAGCATGAAGGTCAAGGAACTGATCGAGTACCTGCGCAGCGCGGCTGACCTCGATGCTGAGATGGTGCCGGGCATGACGTACCGCCACGTCATCGAGGAACTCAGCAAGCGCGACCCCGATGCCGAGGTCAGCGTGCGTGACGGTGACAGGGTCTACACCATCGAGCCGGGGCCTTTGCATTGAACCCCGTGGCCACTGCGGTTCAGTGGCACATCAACTAGGAGAAACCAACATGATCGACATCAACGCCATCATCAACAACGCCATCACCAACGCAGTCATCAACACAGTCAACGCCGCCGTGGCGCAAGCCACCCAGCCCCTGGTCGAGCGCATCGCTGCACTCGAAACCCGGCTGACCGAAGCCGGGCTGTTTCAGAAGGAGACGAACGTCACCGTAGACATGGACGCCCTGCGTGAACTGGTCACCCCGCTAGTGGGCAGCATGGTCGAGGCCAAGATCGAGGAAGCCATCAGCGCCCACCAAGAAGAGTACGACCATGACGAGTACGACCGGATGCTCCGCACAATGGAAGACCACGACCTCGACGACTTCGTGAAAAGCGGTGAGTTAGAGGATTCCGTCAAGGAAGCCGTAAGCAACCTGACCTTCGACATCAGCGTCAGCTAAATTTTTTTCACCCGAGTCCTTCCCACAACCGTGGGAAGGGGTTACACTGTCCACTTCTGGACACCCGTAGCCGCTGCGGATCAGCGGCAATCTCAACTAGGAGAAAGCAACATGGCTCATCAAATCCACATCAACACCACCGGCACCGCTTCGTACGCATCCACTCAGCGCGAGTGGCACGGCCTGGGGCAACTGATGCTGCCCGGTCAGTCCATTGAGAAATGGCAAGAGGAAGCCGGTATGAACTATGAAGTGCAGCGTGGCTATGTGCGCTACGCCACCGAGCGTGGGCAGAACGCCGACCAGATGAAGGTCGTCAAGGACAAGGTTGTGCTGTTTAGGTCTGATACGAAGGATGCCCTGGGCGTGGTGTCTGATTCCTACAAGGTGGTGCAGCCCCGTGAGGTGCTGGAGTTCTTCCGTGACTGGGCTACGGCAGGCGGCATGACGATTGAAAGTGCGGGGGTCTTGTTTGGTGGCAAGCGGTACTTTGCTACGGCGAAGATGGCAGCGGGGGTTTGTGTCGATGGGTACTCCGACAGGATCGTGCCCTACGCTCTCCTGTCCACCTCCGCCGATGGCTCCCTGGCCACCGAGGCCCGGTGGACAACCGTCCGGGTTGTGTGCAACAACACCCTGAGCATGGCACGCGAGGGCAAGGCAGCAGTGCGGGTGACGCACCGCAGCGAGTTCAAACCCGAGGAAGTCCAATCAGTACTGGAGAACGCCAACGCTGAGTTCCATGCCTTCATGGAGATGAGCCGCCAACTGGCAGGCATCCGCGTCTCCCGCCCCCTGGCCGAAGACCTCACGCTCCACCTGTTCAAGACTGGCACAACCAAGGATGCCGACAAGGTCAAGGAGTCGCGTGGCTTCATCCGCGTGATGGAACTCTTCAACGGTGCCGCCAAGGGCGCCATGCTTGAGACAGCGCAGGAGACTGCGTGGGGTTGGCTCAATGCCGTGACTGAGTACGCTGACCACCACATCCGCGCTCACTCGGATGAGAACCGCACCGCCTCTGCTCTGTGGGGCCAGGGCGACACGCTCAAGAACCGCGCAGTTGAGTTGGCTCTGGCTGCAGCGTGAAGCCCGTCTCTTTCTCTATCAACATCTCTTCTTCCGAGGGCTTGCGCCCTCGGTTGCTTCTGTCTAAACTTGGACTTCCCACAACCACAAAGGAGAAAGTAATGACCGAAACCGTAACAACCCCAACCAAGACCAACAAAGCCGCGCTAATTCGCGCGCTGCTCAAAGACAAAACCAAATCCAAGAGCGACATCGCCGAGGAGGTGGGCTGCAAGGTGCAGTACGTGTTCAGCGTGCAGAACCATGACCGGGTGAGGGCCAAGAAGGCCAGGGCCAAGCGCAAGCTGGAGCGTCAGGCAGAACTGCGCAACGGTGCACCCAAGCGCAAGTACACGAAGAGGGCCGAGCCGGTGGCGGCAGTGAATGCCGCGCCCACCACGCCGGTGGTGGAGCCGGTTGTTAAGACGCAGTACATCGAGGTTGAGGTACCGCAGCCGCACTACAACCTGACATGGCGCCAGCGTTTCACTGCGCTGTTTTTCGGGAGGGTCTGAGCATGAAGTTCTACGAGATCGAACTCAGACGCGAGTCCTACATCACCGTTGTCGTCAGCGCCTACTCTGCAGATGAGGCAGCGGACAAGCTCATGGAAAACCTGGAGGATTACGTCGATGGCGACGCCGACGAGGCCAACTGGGACATCACTGACATTCAAGAAGCGGAACGAACAGAGGAGGACAGAACAGAATGAAAACACGCGCATTGAAACTGGTACGTGAGTTGTTCGCCGTGGACTACGTGCCGCTGCACACGCAGCGCCACAACCAACGGCAGTGGGTCAAGAGCGTTCGACAACTGGGTGACCGATGGCTACTCGCAAAACCACTCGACCTGCCCAAGAAGCACTAGACCCCCCGCCCAAGGTCTGGCCCTTCCCAACGTGGAAGGGCCGACCATACAAATCCAAGCGGCAACCCAGACAACAAAAACCCGATCCGGTGGCGGGCATCCCACCGGCATTCATCTAGGAGAAAGCAATGAGCAACAGCAACACAAGCAACATCAAGGTACGCATCGCCATCATCGGCATCCAACTGTGCGCAGGCATCGCGCTCCTGGCGTCGATACTAACTGCCCTTCCCGCATACGCACGAGCAGGTACGCTGATCAAGTGTGACTTCATCAGCACCCAACAAGGCCCGCGCTACGTGGGCACCTACTGCGTGGACTTCGCCTGCCAGTACACCACCACGCGCATCTTCACTTCGTACTGCCCGTTCAGCCTGTGAGGAGACAGCCATGCAACGACTGAATGAAGACGGACTGGAGGACTTGGGCTGGCTTGCCGCCATGTTGGCGGCGCTGGCCTTCCTGTTCTTCGCCCTGGTGTACTTCCTGCACTGGGCGGGGGTGTTGCTATGAGCAACGACGGCGAATACCGCATAGACCTCAAGGTCAGAAACAACCTCATCCTCAACGCGATTGAAGCTGCGGGCTACGCAAATGTGGCGCAGTTCTGTAAGGCTGCGAAGCTGTCGCAGTGCCGGATAGGTGATTTTGTAAACCTGAAGGCGTCCCCGATGGGCAAGAGTGGGGAGATCACTCCCAGTGCCAAGCGCCTCTGCGATTTCCTCGGGCTGCTGCCGGAAGACTTGTGGACGCCTGAGCAGTTGCTGTTTGTGCTGCCTACCAACAAGTCGCACTTCAGCATGAGTCACAAGGAGATGCTGCTGACCCTTGCGCGACACACGGGAGAGTTGCTTGAAGCCCCCGCCCCCGATGCTGGGCTGGAGGAGGAAGACCGGCATCGGATCGTGGGCGAGGCGCTTGACAGTCTCACGCCGAAAGAGGCCAAGGTGCTGCGCATGCGCTTCGGCATCGACACAAACAGCGAGCACACACTGGACGAAGTGGGAGAAACGCTCGATGTGTGCCGCGAACGCATCCGTCAGATCGAAGCGAAGGCGATACGGAAACTGAAGAAACCCGAACGCTCAGACCCACTGCGCGAGTGTGCGAACCTCGCCCCACACGTGGACTTCGACGCCATCAAGCAAGCGCATGAGTGGGCCAAGATGAACCCGGACGAGCGCGCTGCGTGGGAAGAAGAGCAGCGCAAGAAAGAAGAAGCGAGGAAGACTGCATGAAATGGTTGGCTGAACTGTTCGCCCTGGCCTGGGCGGTGTCCATCCTGCTTGTGATCTTCCTCGGGCCGTTCGTGGCAGTGGCGGTGTTGATTAACTATGTGTGGGGAATGATATGAAAAAGATTAAAGACGGCGGACCTGCTTTTTCGGCAGCCGCGTTTGATCAAAACGACAATGTGCTGGAGTGGCAAAGCGGTATGTCCCTGCGCGACTACTTCGCTGCCAAAGTGCTGCAGGGTTTTTGTGCAGACCCAAACTACAACTGGAGTTCAACCAGCAACCTCGCCGTCAGGTGCTACGACATTGCAGACGCCATGCTAGAGGCGCGGAGGCAGGGATGACTCCACAAGAAATCATTCACATCAAAGCCGCCAAGTACGCCAACACCTGCAAGGAGCAGTTTCTCCAGAAGGTCAAGGAGGGAGTCATCGAACCCCGCACCAAGAAGATGGAGGGGTGGATATGGATGGCCCACTACGAAGGCTACAGGGATGCGCTGCAAGACCAAATGAAGGAAAGCACATGACCCGCGATGACATCATCCGACTGGCAGTCGAGGCAAAACTTGTTTGTCATTGGGACGGCGGCTGTGCTTCCGCTTGGGTGGAAGGGCACGACCTGACACCATACCTTGAACGCTTCGCCGCCCTTGTCGCGGAGCGCGACACCGCCCTGCTGCGGCAGGCGTTGGACTGTCTTGAGAACCATGTGATGCAGCGAACTTATGCTAGTGGCGTGGTTATCTGCAACACCGCAATCGCCCTGCGCGAACGACTGGCCTTGTCTGATGCAGCACTGTTGGCACCTAAACCGGGGCAACTCAAAGACAGGGGGCAGGAATGAGCGGCGACCACAACGCAAACCAGAAGCCCAAGCAGAACATGAAAAAACTTTTGGAAGTAACCCCGGCGCAGATGGAGCACGCGGATGCGCTACTGGCGCAGATACAGGCAGCGCGAGAACCCAAACCAAGACAGGAAGTATCCGAACGCTCTATCCGCACCACCATCGGCATGATGCGAACCCTCGCAAGCAACATCCCCATCAGCCCGTTCCACCTACACGCCGCAGATCAGATGGAGCGGATGTTGGATGAACTACTTCGACTGAGGAAAAGAAATGACCGACAAGAAACTGAAACTTGAGATCGTACCTGGAGCCTTCGACAACTTCGACGGCACGCAGGAAGAACTGGACGAGATGATGGCCGCGATTAAACAGATGATGGAAGACGGCACACTGTTCGAGAACTCGACAGAGGTTCCGCCGGAAGAAGCCGAACTCATCTGGCAGCGGCTTGGCAACATAAAGGATCGGCAGTGAGCCCACCCAACCAAAAGGGCAAGCGCATGATCAAGATCAACGCGATCACGCAGGCCCACCTGATCAAGCTCCTCCTCGAAGGCACCTACACCTGCCAGGAACTGGCCAACGAGACGGGCCTTCACTACGTGACCGTACTCCAATACACACGCGAACTCCACCGTGCGGGCGCCGCCCACATCAGTGGGTGGGAGAAAGACCCGCGAGGCCGTGATCTGGCGAAAATCTACAAACTTGGTGAGGGCAACGACAAGCGGCGTCATCGCAAGTCCGACGCAGAGAAGCAGGTCGCCTACCGCGCCAAGAAGAAGCAGATCAAACTAATGGAGATGTTGACATCATGCAGTGCCCCGAGTGTGGAGCGAGAGCCCACGCCCTTGAAGTTAGAGCCACAACTGGTGGCCTGAAGCGAAGGAGATATGAATGCTCACAGTGCAAACAAAGGTTCACGACAGTGGGGACACCGCAGGACCTGCGGCTGGACATGCACAACAACCCGCACCGTCACGAGCAAACGATACGCAAGTCGCGGGCAACCACTACAAGCAGTTCCAAATCGAACCCTGGGACGCCATCATTGACTGGAATCTTGGCTACCTGGACGGCAACGCCGTCAAGTACCTCAGCCGGTGGCGACACAAGAACGGAATAGAA